AAAATAGTACCGTAACAATCTGCATATTTTTTAGCGCACTCAATAAACAAATCAGGCTTATTTGGTGCGTATTGTGAAATTAATATCTTTTGGCCTACTTCTATTTTATCAAGTATGTTCCAGCAAAAAACTAATGTTTTATCTTCTATCATTGTTCAGAAAATTTTATTTGTTTTTGTAAATCCAATGCCATATCCTCTAATTTTGACCTTTCCAGCATTCCATTCTTCAGTAAGATTCTAAGTTGTGTATTTTCGGATAAAATGGATGAAATAGTATCAACAAACTCAAATAAAATATTTAACCTATCTTGAGCATCCTTAATCTTGTCGCTGTTGCCACTTTTTAATCGATATGCCAGCATTTCATCCTCCATCTTATACAAGACACCTTTGGCTAATAATAATTGATTGTGTGGCTTTAATTCAGCTTCTTTGTTGTAAGCGTACATCTCTGCTAAATCTTTGTAATATTGATTATTCATAATTAAAATGGGCTATCTTCTTCTTTAATTTTTCTTTCTGCTAATGGCTCTCTAAAATCATTTGTTTTAACAACCTTTTCGTGTTCAAATGCGTACAGGTCTTTAAAATCACCTTCTTCGTAATATCTGTTCTTCTTCCAATCAAAAAACAAACTAATTGTGCCTCGTGTAGAAACACCTTTAGGTTTTGCCTTCTCAATGTTAATTAAAACCTCGTTATCACGATATGGCTGACCATGTTCATCGTTCATTCCTGATGGTGGCCTCCACATATTTATCCAAGTCATTGCCTTTCTCAATAACGCTTGACCTCCTGCGGCTTCTCTTGCCATAGGCATCGGGTAATACCTAAATCCTGATTTTTCAACTACAATTTGCTGATGTGCTGGATGCAAAGTCTGCAAACAATGCTTTTTGTTTTTCTTGCAGTACCTGCGAATATCACTACAAAGTTTTTCGATGTACAAATCCTGCCTTGTACCAAACTCTGTCATATCGTGGATTAACTCATTGTATGGGTCAGACATGATTATTTTTTCATCTGTTACTAAATCCGTTAAATCCTGAAAACTATAACCTCTTTCATCCCCATCAACGATTGAAAAGTATTCATCAATGTAATTTATTGCCTCGTAATACTTCCTGTCATCTACGTGGTCGCTAATTGATTTGTAGAAAGGTTTTCCTGTAAGCTTGTGGATTAGTTCTGAATAAATATCCTCTACGCTTCCTGTTTCGGGAGAATAGATTAAAGATTTCTTACCAAATTTAATCGCTTGATTGATTACAAGTTCAAAACAGAACTCTGATTTCCCATGATGTGGCGGAGCAAGGATAAATGTGAATGACCCTTGCTTTAAGCTGTAAAGACTATCCAATTTTTTAAAACCTGTATTTTCTCCTCTCGGAATACCAATTTCTCTTAACTCGTCTAAGCTATTTTTTATGTGTGTGTATTTCTTTATCATTTTAATTGTCTGCTACCATTGAGTATGATTTAATTTTTAAAGGATTGGGAGCGTTTAAGAATTTTTCTATTTTATCTTGCCTCAAAATAAATTCAGGTGTTAGGTATTTATAATTTGTTTCTAAATGATAACTGTCTTTATGAGCATTATCTATTGCTTGTATTATTTCTTCCTTTGAGTAATCTTTAAGTCTTGCTATCAATGAGGATTTTACTTTTTCAGTAACCTTAAAATTTCTTTCGGTGTAGCCATTAAAATTCTTAATAAATTTATCAAAATCAATATCCAATGTTTCAACATTGGTACTAACCTTTTTCTTTACTTTACTTTTCTTTACTTTACTTTGTGTATTACTGTCAAGAATTTCAGACACTAACTCGGTTTTTGTACTACATAAACCTAATAAATGTTTACATAAACCCTCATAAGTCATACATTTATTATTTCTCCTACTATACGCATCTTGTATGCTATCTATAAAAACCTGACTCCATAAATACCTCTTTTCCCATAGTATTTTATCAAAGCAACCGAGCCTTGTAAGGTCATTAATTATAGAAAATAATACTTGTTCTGAAACCTTGCATTTGGCCGACAAGTATATAACTTCAACTTCATCGTTTAAGTCTAAATAATGATTTTCAGTAGTAGCTAATTTTTCCAATATCTTAAACCAAGTAGCATAGCCATCGTTACCATATTTTGTTTCAATAGAGAATATTTTTTTACCATCGCCAATTTTATGAGGAAAATATGAAACCGTATTGCTTTCGGGTCTTGCCATTTTTAGTTGTTTTTAGTTGTTTTTTCTTAATTTATGAATTGTATAGAGCCTAAAAATCATTCAATCCTTTGGCCTATCAAATCTATTTAATAGTGTAACTCCAAACTTTTCGTAAGTAGTTAATCTTTTTTCGTTAATCCAGTTGTAAATTGTCCTTTTTGTTTTATCTACAAGGATTGCGTATTCATCAATCGTTACAAGATTCTGAATAGGTGGCTGTTTTTCTTTTGTTGTTTCCATAAATCAAAGGTAAATACTATTTCACAAATAATGAAATTTATTTTAAAATAAAAAAAACCCAGAGAAATTGGATAAAACTCTGGGTTAATTGAGAAGCTCGCACTACCAAGCTACTCTATGAAAACACACTAACAAGGGAATGAGAACCCTCAATAGACATGCAAATATATAAATAATTATTAATTATGATTTTTAAAACTTAATTCAACCTGCTCTTCGGGCAAAGCTAAATAAATTCCTAAAAACTCCATTGCCCACAACCGTACATTCTCTGTGAACTCCATAAACTCTACTACCGTTAGTTCTGATGTTCCTCTTACGCGTTCTAAGACTTCACCAGAGGACTTATCAGCCATTATCTCTCCATCTTTGGTGGTAAGTGGCACAGAAAGGAATTTCTTCTTTAGAGCGTCTTTAATTTGCTCTAATTGTGCGCCTGTTTCTTTAGCTATCTCTGATAGATACAGATGAAGGAGATTATTTTGCTTTAAGCTCCTCTTAGAATAGTAAGTTTCTACAACTATCCATACTCTATCTTTATCTTTAAAGTCTTTAAGGTCTTCAGTAAAAGATTTTTTTGAAAGGAAGTCTAATTTAGGGCTATTGGGGTCTGATAGATTGATGATTGCAAGGTTTCTCTTTTGCATTGATTAGTGTGTGTTAACAGTTCCAATTACGTAAGCTTTTATTGATTCTTGAATTGGGGTCATTTGCAGTTTTGTCTGATGTTAATTTAGATTTCATTCCTTTCATCCGGGCGCAAAAACTGGCTCTACGCTTCGCAGGTTTGCTACCTGCCTTTAGTTTAGAAGGAGGAGTAGTTACAGCAGTTTTTAAATTTCCACCAGTTGCTCTATTATATTTAGCTACACCTTTGGCAGTAAGGCCACCTGCTTTTGATTTCTCACCTCTACCTATTGTTAGAGATACATTTTTCTTTGCCATATCTTCTAAATGTTATATTTGGTTTTACTATAATATCACGATTGGTAAACTGCCAAATCTCTCCTGTTTCATTAATGATGATGGTGTAGATGGTATCCGTTTCGTGACCCAACTCGATAACGAGCCAAACTACACCATCACCTTTAGGAGTACTTACTTCAAGCCTGTTAGATGGCTCGTAAATCATTTATTTCTTAGCATTAATCTTAGCTTCCTGCTTCAACATAGCCGCAGTAGGTTTTTTAGGTTTAGCCCCAGTCATTTTATTCTTCTGAGCTTTCTCCCTGATGTTTTTCCAAAGTGAGTTTTTTTCTGGCATGATTATTTTCCTTGTCCGTTATATTTTTTTAAATAATTCTTACTTGATTTGAGCTTACTTGACTTGCATTTACAATGTACATTAGGTCTTGATACCTTTTTTCTTTCAGCTTTCTTAACTACCGATGTATTAACTTTAGCCATTAGTAGTCAGTATATTTTCTGATTTCTTTTTTAGCAACTTTCATGTCTTTTCTTGCCTCCCTAATCACTCTTCTTGCAGGTTTAGCCATCTTAGCGTCTGCTACTTTAAATTTAAAGGCTGACTTTACTGCTGACTTTGCTCCTTGCTTGGCCGCTTTCAAGACATTTCTCTTGACACCATCCATTTTAGGGTCTACGTTGACTTTTACTGTCTTCTTTACCATCATTTTTGGCATTGACTTCATTTCATTTTTCATGACTTTGTTTTTTAATTGCTAATTAGTTTAACAAATGTACCTAACAAAAACAATACTATTTTACAACATGATACACAATATCAATGTTTCCATTTAAGGCAACTTCTTTATCCACTAATTCGGTTTTTTTGTACACTTCCTTGTACAAACCTTTCTCCTCCATTATAATCTGATGGATAGCCATAATGCAGTTCTGTGCGATACTTGCAAACTCTCGCTTAACCTCACTATCTCTGCCTTCAATTAAGGCTTCATGTAGGTCTATATAGTGTCGTGATAGGCTAGGGAATATATCATCAGGCTTAATACCTTTATAGTAATTTGTTGCTCCAAAGTCATTAGAGTTATTGCTGAAGCACTCTGCAATATACTTTAAGGCATAAGGACTTAGGTAATCGGGTCTTATACGGCCTGTATCGTCAGAACGGATTGCGCCACTCGGAAATCTGCGTATCTTCATAGTCTTAATTTAGTGATATGTCTTTAGGTAATAGTATATCTTTCTGCTCCTTGCTTACGCATTGGACTTTATAGCCATCTTCAACCAAGTCTTTAATAAACTTCTTGGAATCAAAGCTTTCAGCCTCCTTAATTTCAACCATTGCAACCATGTCCCCATTTAGGGAAACAACGTAGTATTCTTCGTTCATATTAATCATTGCTTTTAAATATATCTTTCAAGTCATCATAAGACTCTTCTGCTTTGTTATCCCAAAACATATTGCACTTACCATCTTTAATAGGAACAACGCTAAACCAAGATTGCCAATTTGACATTTTAGCGGTATGTCTATAACACTCATGTTTCATATCGCATCCTACACCTGAACACATTGTAATATCGCTCATATTAAGTCTTTTATTTTAACTAATACTCCAACAGATAAGTTATTATCTCCGCCCTTAACGCCTGATTTAGCCATGCCGTTGCTCACAAGCTCCCTAAGTCTACCCTTTAGCTGTTTAGTACCAATAACAATGGCACGTTCACCTGATAGCTTAAATACCCAATAGTCTGCTTCAGTAGTCGCTATGCCTGACTTCTTACCTCTACATTCATATTCAACATATACATTACCTGTTCTATTGGAAATATCTCCATCGTATTTAACTTCTATCTTTTTGTTTTCAAGTAGTGAATGCACCCACGATTCCCCATTAAGAATACCTGTGAGAAGGTCGTATTTAAAGTCTGAGTTGTATTCCATTACGTAGAGCTTACGGTATAATGTTTCCATTGAGGTTCACCACATTTAGAGCATACTCCATTAGAACTTTCACTTATATATCCTGAACATAAATATATTTTGCATTTATCATCAGTTGCAGTTATAGTTCCAACACCACCAGTTCCAACAACAAATCCTCCACTAAGTGAAACAGTTGTAGAAGTAGAGCATTCACATCTCTTTACACTTGGAGCATATACTATTAAGCAATTAGGGCATTGCCAACCCATGTTTTCTGTTTTCATGTTTATTTGTTTTTAAATTTTACTTTATCGGGGTATTTAATCATTCTGCTACCTTTGAAAAAGTAATGAGGGTTAATCCAATACACATCTTTTACGGAAGCATGTGGGTATATGAACAACTCTTCTGACAAAGACCTTACAGCATCCTTAAACGTATTAACAGACTTTATCCCATAAGCCTTCATATAGCTAACCCTATCAACCCACAACACATCCATGCCACTATCAATAGAGTGTATAAAGTATAACAACATCTCTTTAGCACGTACAGGCAATGCCATAACTTTCTTCTTTGCCCCTGCAACCTCAAACACCTTAGTATATGGAATATTCTCTAATGAATAATTAACCCTTTCCTTATCTCCTGAACGAGTAATAATATCATACATCTGTTTATTAGCATCTATCAACAACCCCTCCTTAAACGGATTCTCTCCAATACTATGTAAATCTGGCTTCTTTTTAATTCGTGTCATATCTTTAACAAATATACTAAATACATTCATATTGTCAATACATTGATAGCATTATTTTATCAACATATTGATGTTTTTGATTACATACTGTCAATAGATTGATTTTACTAAACAGTATATAAACACCACTCACACACATTTAAACCAAGCTTTTTAACACTATTTTAAATCATTAAAAACCCGTATATAAATATAAACCTTCTATCAATTCAATAGTTAATAAATTAACTCTTTCATCTACAACCGTAAATACCCTGCGAACATACACTATACCTATCGTAATATACCAATATACAAACAGGGGTGGGCTATATACCAATAGGGGTGGGCTATAAGGGGTGGCTTGTAAGGGGCACACCTCATAGATGATACGCGTGTGTTTATCAACGACTGGTTTAGACATACTGCATATAGCTTTATCGGGGTAGCTTTAGGGGTACTGCATATATGTTTGTCAGGGACTATCCCCCCACACCTACACCAACACAACACAAAAAAGAAACGTTTTCCCTCAATGGGGGTACTCCAAACCTTGCAAGGCTTCACGCTTCGCCATTGGTCAGCACCTCCAAACATTTGTACAAGTGGAACGGAAAAGGCTAAGGGCTTCGGGTATTTTTGGATTGGTTAGGGTAAGGAAGGAAGGTATATTTTTGTACTAATTTGGGGGAAAAAGGTACGGGATAATACCAACCCCAAAACCTCACAACCCACCAAAACAACAACACCCACACCAACCCAAACACACCAGCACCAGCAACACCCACAAAATAGAATAGTAATAGGCAAGACCTTAAATAAAACCCTCTAAAAGACTTTTAATATATGTACCGGTATAAGTATAAACCTAATCAATATACTACCTTTAAAACGCTTTATTTAAAGCCTGATTGAATACCTGATTTGTTAATACAGTCTATTTGATTAGTACAATGTATTCAATACCTGATTAAATACATATAGTACATGATAGTATTATATACATGCTATTAATATACCTTTATTATAATTTTATTGTATTGATAATCAGCAAGTTATGTAATGTATCAGCTTTGTTACAAAGAATAATATAATAGCTATTATAATATAATTACATTTGAATATTGAAACACACTAAACACAAACAAATGAAAAAGTATAAAGAAAATTTATCGGTAATCGGTTCAAACGTTTACAGCTACAATACGCACGTAGCTACCATTCAGGGCAACACCTTGCACCAGTTAGGGTACTGGAGTCAAACAACCCAAAAACATATTAACTATATAGCTAAAGAATTTAATTTAACACTAATCAAATAGACATGACAATTTTAGAATTTATTGCCAAACATGGCGAGGAAAAAACAGCCTACAAATTAATTGATAATCAGGTAATACGTATTTTCGGATTAAGTTTATCCGACCTACCGGATACGTGCGACCTTGCAAATGTATTGGAGGAACTTGCCGACCAATTACGAGACAACCCAGCCGACAAAGAGAGCATTAAAGCAATATTACATAGTGTAGATATTGACTTCATTCAAACATTAATTTACGGATAAATTCACTTATAGGGCTTGAAATATAGCCCTATTTTTAACCTTAAAAAAAATGGAACTTAACAAACATCACAGAGAGGCATTAATGTCAGAATTGGAAAAAGCTAAAAAAGATAAATTTTCAGAAAGTAATTGCAAATCTCAAAACAAACAATATTTATCTGAAGATTTAGAATATTGGCATGACATAAGTATTTTTTTAGCTAATGAACGCATAAGCCTAATTGAAAAAAGTATAATTGATAACAAAATAGACTATTAATCAAAAACTCAAGACCATGACAAAAGAACACCTATTCCAGCATATTGAAGAAATGACAGAGGAACAAATACAGTTTTTAGGCGATTTGTTGAACTTTGCTAATTATCCGGACTATCAAATGACTGTAAAACTATCAGGACTGACAGAGGAAGAAAACCGTAAAATAGATAGCGCAACGCCCCACGACTATAATAAAGCAATTACAGAAATTTATCCGGACTTCCTGAATGGCAGAAATGTATATAATTACAACAAAAACAATTTTGGCGAAATGCTGAATTTGAATAATTTAATCATCCAAAACATAAAAACAAAATTAAACCTTAACACCTTATAAATTTAAAGACATGGAAACCACACTAAAAACACAAATCGAAGAATTTTTAAAATCCTTAAATATTGATAACCTCGAAATTATGGATTACGTAGATATTGAAGAAATTGATTTGTCAAATGCTTTTGACTCAATTTATGGGCAAATTGATGACGCTGGAGGATTCAACGTGGAAATTATCTACTATTCAAATGCAATTCAATATTTGTCAGAAAATGACAAAAGCCTAATGGATTCAATAGGAATAGCTTTAGAAAATGGCTTCACTTTAGAAAATATTAATAGCGAATTGTTAGCCTCATTGTTAGCCACTCAAAAGGTTAGTGAAGATTTTTATGATAAAGAAACGGATATAGATAACTTCTTCAATAGCCTATAATCAATTTTAAGCACCCTTGCAGACATTAAAATATGTTTGTAAGGGTAATTATCAACCCAATAAATTAAACGCCTTAAAACGCCTTAAAATCAGTCAAATGGAAACAACAGAAATATACAAAAGAGTTAAGTTAAGCAATTCAAATAATTTAATTGCAATTATTCAACAAGAGTGCGATGAATTTTTCATAACTATATTTGATGAATTTAGTGATTATGAGGGAGGAATTTATATTGAAGACGTAGCATATACACAACAAGATGCAGAAATAAAAACCGATAAAATAATAAACAATATAATTAAAAAATATTAAACCATAAACAAGATGAAAACACAAATTTCGCACTACAAAGTAAACAGAGAAATATTCATTGATTATATGGATGCCTACAAATATTGTATTCAAAATAAAATAGATGCTAACAAGATTATTAAAACCAATAAATACTAAAAACCATGAAAACAATAGAAATACAATTATTCAAGTTTGATGAATTATCCGACAAAGCAAAAGAAAAAGCATTAATTGAATACTACGATTGGAATGTAAATTTTGATTGGTGGGACTCTGTTTATTACGATGCTAAAAATGTAGGTATAACAATTAACGGATTTGCATTAGATAGGGTAAACCATTGTAAAATTGAATTTAGATACGACGAAAAAGATATATGCCAAAAAATTATTATGGAACATGGAGAAAATTGTGAAACCCATAAGATAGCTACAAAATTTTTATCTGATTATGAAGAATTGGTAAAAAAGTATTCAGACGGAATAAAAACAAACATTGTTTCAGAAGATAACGAAGAAGATTTTGATAATGAAATTATTGAATTGGAAACTGAATTACACCATGAATTATCAGAAGAATACCTATCTATTCTACGCAAAGAATACGAATACTTAACAAGCGAAGAAGCTATAATTGAAGCATTGGAAGCAAATGAAATTGAATTTACAATAAAAGGAGAAATTTATAACTAAACTAAACAAGATGAAAACACAAAACACAACAAAATCAGATTTTCAATTTTTATTTTCAGGACATGGACATTATAAGGTAATTTATACGAGTCCAGCAACGAGCAAAAAATGGGCAAAGGTAACCAATGACATGCCGTTAATAGACGCCACAAAGAACGAAGATGCACCCAAAAGAAAAGACCTTGAATATTTAAAATTTATTTGTAAAAACTAAAAACATGAATAGATTTTATATCCAATACATGAATAAAAATAAAAATTTCAAGATAGATATAATCTATTTTGATAATTACGAAAATGCCAAAATTTGGGGCAAAAATAATTTAGACAATTTTAATTTAGACCTAATTAAGTACAAGAAATGAAAACATTACTAAAAATTGACTTCCTGAAATGGATATTAACCAGCATAACTTTTGTATGGATAACCTATGGAATTATTAAAGCAGTTGAAAACCTTTAAAACTCAAGTAAGATGCAAGAGTATAAATTTTTAGCGTATTACTATCATGAACCAGCAAGGCTGGTAAAGGTAAAAGCAAAGACAAGAGCCAAAGCATATGAATTGGCAAGAGCCAAAGCAATACGGATAAAAAACGATTTAGATTTAATAGAACTTAATTAAAAACACACTAAAAACAAAAAAAATGGGAAGATATTATAACGGAGATATTGAAGGCAAATTTTGGTTTGGCATTCAATCAAGTAATTCAGCAGATAGATTTGGAGTAACGGGAAATGAACCAGCATATTTAGATTATTGGTTTGATGAAGATAATTTAGAAGATGTTGAATCTGAAATAAAGAATATTGAAGAATCTTTGGGAGATAAAATTAAAATAATTGAAGATTTTTTTGAAAAAAACAATGGATATAATGATGTAAAGTTAAAAGAAGCAAACATAACAGAAGATGAATTATCAGAATATGCCGACCGTAAATTAGGAATACAAATAAGAGATTGTATTAAAGAATCAGGACAATGTTCTTTTCAAGCAGAATGTTAAAAACTAAAAACAAAAGATTGGTTTGAACAATTTAAAAAGAAATAAGATGACAGTAGAAGAATTTTCAAATAAAACAAGTGAGTTAATTAAAATGCATCCAAATCAAGCAGATTTATTATGTATTGCTACAACAGATGCTTTTGATGAAGAAGATGAATCACCTATGTTAGATGAACTAATGAATTGGTGTTTAGAAATATGTGCAAATAATGTTAAAAACTAAAAAAGATGAAACTAAAAGAATATTTAAAAGAACTAAATGAATTAATAGCATTGCATCCTGAAGCCATGAATTATGAAGTAATTTATGCACACGATGATGAAGGTAATGAATTTCAAAAAGTTAATTGCATTCCAGTTTTAATGCCAATTAATAATATTGAAGATGATAGATATTTAGAAATTCAAGAAGAAGAAGTATTTAACGCAATTTGTATAAACTAAACACACTAACAAGATGAAAACACCAAAACAGATAATTTGCGAAAACGTAGAAACATACGGCTACGTTTCGCAGTCAGATAGCGACCTATTAAAGCTAATTAATTATAAGGAAGATACTACCAGCTTCTATAATTCAATTCAATACAGAGCCTATAAAGAGCTTACAAGACGAAAAATAACAGAGCCACAAATAAAAATAACATCCAGCCTAAACCTTTACGAAAATTTGTCATTTTTAGAGGAATATGGGCATGAAGAATTTTGGGTAATTTATCTACGCCAAAACAACACCATCATAAACATGAAACAACAAAGCAAAGGAGGAATAGCAGGAACGGTAGTTGATATACGCCTAATTCTTAAAGATGCTATTTTGTGCAAGGCTTCAGGACTAATTTTGGCACACAACCACCCCTCCGGAGAATTAAAACCCAGCCAACAAGACAAAGAGATAACGGATAAGATAAAACAATCAGCAAAGCTAATGGACATTAAACTGCTTGACCACATGATAATTGGGGGCAACGGAGAATATTTATCATTTTGCGAAGAAGGATTAATTTAAACTAAAAGAACATGAAATATAACATAGCATTTGGGCAAGACATTTCAGAAGCAGTAATCAATGAAGATTGGAAATTGGTAGCTGACTTAATTAATGACTGTAATGGAGATATAATTGGGTATGATACAAAAAAAGACCACATATCCGAATTATTAGAACACGCAATAGGTTGGGAATCCTACGCATTTGTAACAGAATCAGAATTAATAGAAATTAATAATTACCTAAACTAAAATCATGAACACACTAATTGAAAACAACAAATTAATCGCAGAATTTATGGGAGTACAATTATTTTTTGGAGAGCCATATAATAAAGATATAGAGCAATGGGAAGTATTTTTTGACACTCTTTATGAAACTAAAGATTTAGCATACCATACAGATTGGAACTGGATAATGCCAGTAGTTGTAAAAATATTAGATATATCTTTAGAATTAGATGCTATGGAACTATATTATAATATTACAGATAGCATTCCAAACATTAAAGAAACGTACAAAGAAGTAGTAGAATTTATTAAATGGTATAACGAAAACAAATAAAATCATGAACATACCACTAAGCCAAAGAACGGCTGAAGATATATACCTTGAATATGTAAACGATTGGCTATCTATTGACCATATGGCTGAATACTACGGAATAGAACCCGAAAAATTAGGCTCATTAATAGCTTTAATTATGTACGTAAAGGATGAAGAATAATTTCAACGATAAAGTAATCGTATTCATTCACGCTACAATTACAGTAATAGGAGTAACTTATATTATATCATTAATTTGTAAATTAGTATATAATTATTTAAAGTAAAAACATGGAAAATTTTTTTGGAAGTATGAGTGACAAGCTAAAAGCAGTACGTGAATTATCAAAAATAGGTATAGACCACGACCAAGCACTTGACATAGTTTTTGAAAGCATTCACGAAAATGAAAGGATGCAATTCTATCAAGAAGTATTTAAAGTAGCATTTATGTATGGGCAACTGCATGAAAGAAATAAAAATTCATCCAGCTATCAAGAAACAGATGCACAAGCATTGGCTGAATGTATTAAGGAATGTACAAACATAATCAAGCACTAAAATGGAATATCAACAAGCATTAACGGTAATCATCTTATTGATTTTATCAGGTTTCGCAACATTTTTATATCTGATGAAAAATTCAGCCATTTATCCTGAAGACCTCTTGAAAATGGATGAAGATGAAAAGGTTTTAAAGAACTTTTTAATAGGCACAATAGCATTAATAATCATTGTAATTACGTGCTATTCACTTATTCTAACCAATTATATTAACATAGTATTTTGATTTTAATTAAATACTATTATCTTTGAACCCTGAAACGCACTAAACCACTAAAAAATGAAAGCTACCTACAAAGTTAGACTAACTCCACACCCTATTATAATTAGGGTACAAGATGACCGAGAAGAAATAATCTTCGATAAAAAGCACCTTAAAATCAGTAAAGCAGAAAAGATATGCGATGACCTTAATCAAGGCATAGCAATTAATTGGGATGATTTAAACTAAAAAAAAATGGAAATCACAGAAAAAGAAAAATTAAAAGAACAAATCTTAGCAGACATCAAACGATTAGATTGGGATATTCAATACCATGAAGGTAAATTATCTGAATTAAAAATCAAGATGCAAATTTCAGAATATGCTTTAAAACAGTTAATAGCTGATAGTTATGCAGAGTAGCTGGCAAAACCTTAATTACATCGCCAAGTATGGTAATGTAAGGCAACAACCTAAAAGCACCCATTGGATTGTTAAGTACGGAGATAAGGTACTGACTAATCCTATGTACTATTCAGGATGCCAATTAGAATTAAAAACATTTAAGATGCAAGGAAGTTTATATCCTGATAAATCTAAATTTAAGATAGTTGGAGTATGAATCATGAAATGGAGCAATACCACCATAAACATTTGCTTGATGCTTCTAATATCAACATTATTTATCTGCATAGTTTTATTCAGAAGCATAGGAGAAGCATTATTTATATTAACAATAATTATATTATCAAAAATTAAAATTTAAACTTAAAACTTTAAAAAAAATGGAAATTTTAAATCACACATTAAGACAAATGCCACCTTATTTTTCATCAAATGAATTTAGTGCAAAAGCACAAAAAAACGGACTTACTAAAAATGATATTGCCAATGGCATTATATCTAATTATTTAAAGATTAACGCAGAAAAAGGCAATAGTCGAAGAACTTGGTATAAAAGATTCTTCAGAACTGAAGTAGTAAATGAAGTGCAAGTTGAAAAAATAAAAAATTTAGTAATAGATGAAGAAAATGAAATAACAAAAGCTATTTACCTATTAAAATCTAAGGGATATAAAATCTTAAAACCAAATATTGAATTTACAGAAGTATAATTTTAAAACACAAAAAAATGGAAAAGAAAACAGAATTTAAAAACATCTATCAAAAGCTATTATCTATTCAGCAAAAAGTAATGGGATTAGGCAAGGATGCCAAATCATTCGGTTACGGGTATGTAACTGGCTCAAAAGCATTAGAACATATCAAGCCACTAATGAATGAATTAGGATTGATACTAAAGCAAGAAGTAATTGGATTTACAAACGAAAGACAAGACTACGCTACTAAAAATGGCTCTAAGTCGGAGATACTCACAAAGGTAGACATGAAATTCACATGGATTGATACTGAAACCGGAGAGAAAGATGAAAACTTTTGGGGAGCAAATGGTCAGAATGATTGGGAAAAGGGATTCGGGTCAGCGTTGACCTATGGAGAACGATATTTCTTATTGAAGTATTTCCACATTGCTACTGATGAAGATGATATTGATAATCCTAAAAGAGAAACATCAGAGCCAATACCAGCTAAAGCACCCATCACCTCATTCAAGGAAGATACAGAAGCACAAAGGGTAGCTAATATGCAAGGAGTTAAAGTACCTGAAATAACAATAGAAGAGCATAAGACTGCTATTAATTCTATTCCAAGTGCCGTAGGACTCGTAGGTTATTTTAATTCCTTGACCAGCGTAGAAAAAACTAACCAAGACATTATTGCTTTGCTTAGTGCAAGGAGAGAAGAATTAAAAGTTAATACTGAAAAATAATGACACCACTTGAAACTGCATTGATATTAAGCTATTTACACGCAGACCAGCTTACTAAATGTCTTGAAACTGCATTAGGAGAAATGAAAGACCTGAATGACCCAAGAGCAGGGAAATTTCAGTCACTACTTGAAAAGCTTCAAGGAGCATCAAAGAGAGCATTTGCCAACGTAGAGAAAAACATTGAGGACAAGCAAGCTTTGGATGATGATTTGTGGGAAATAATAGGACAAAATTGGGATGCAATCAAGAAAACAAAAAACAATGAGTGATAAATTGATTGAAGCTATAATTGTTACAACATTTGTAATACTTAGCATATACATTACATTAATATCGTTAGAATTTATAATTAGAGTTATTTGGAAATTTATTAAACAATAAAAAAATGGAAACAACAGAACAAAATTTATTATCCGATAAATTAGATTTAGCAACAGAACAAGATAAATTATCTATCGAGATAAAAGATATGCTGGCTTCAAATAAAGCCTTCAGAACAACTTTAGCACAGTCGGTAGTGCAAGACATTACGGAAGGCAATTTAGATGCTACACAAGCCTTAATTTACGCTTGCAAGGCAGAAGAATTTTTCAAGTCTGTAATTGATAATGTAAGACCTATTGTAGCAAGTAAACAAATACAAAAGGGAGGACTTAAACTATACGATACAGAAATTGTTGAAAAGAAGAATCCTGATAAGTATGATTTTACTGTATGTGGAGATGCTCAATGGAATGAATTTAATGCTTTACTTAATGATGTTAAGGCAAAGATGAAAGCACGAGAAACATTCCTTAAAACTTTAACAGAGCCTATGGCTACAATGGATGGAGAGATTATTAACCCTCCAGCGATAACCTATGGCGCAATGAATATAGCAGTAACATTAAAATGACAAGCGATATTCAAAAAAGATTATCAGGTAGGATTAACCTCCTATCTGATTTTCAAATATCAATAGACTATGAGAATGACATGGTTTATGTCAACTGTAATAGAAAACTTGACTGTTCAATTACATGGCTTAAAAACATGAGTAAACCTCAATTTTCTACATACCTAAACGATGTAACAGAAGCTTACCTAAAATTTAACAAGTTATGAGTAAAGACCTATTTATGCTGATGCAAGAAGAACAACTTGCCAAAACAGAAACTGCCATATCCATTGAAATGGCAGATACATCCTTTAAATTCTTATATTGGGAAAACGCATGGGATAAAACTCCACAAGAAGTAATTGACTGTAAAAAATTAAACCATCCAAGAGAAACGTATGCTCATGACAGAAGAGGATTTGAGAATACCGTTCAATGTAACATTTGTAAATATTATTATAAATATGACAGTTCAGATTAGAAAAAATATGAAAGTATCAGTAACACATACTGCCTACCCCAATGGTAAGGTAAAGCACCACAAACAAGGAATGGAAATAGATATTTTGCCGTTTCCTAAAACATCCAAATACAATAAGTGGATTGAGAATATATACAATAAAGTAAAAAAATGATTGAGAAGAGATTTAAACAAAAGAAAATGGTTACTCGAGATATACATCGAAGCGTAGCAATACTATGGGATGACCAAATTTATCTTGCTAAGAAAGAAGCACGAAAAACCAATAAAAGCAGGGACTATGTAATTAGAAAAGCATTAGACCAATATTTTAAAATACAATTAAATGAGTATGGAGAATTAGTTAAAAGACCGGGAAGCGATGATTAAGCTATCAATATTAGGCGAGCCAAAAGCACAGAAAAGGCATAGGCACGTAAGAATGGGTAATTTTGTTAGACAATATGACCCAAGTGCATCTGATAAGGGAGACTTTTTAAGTATTGTTCAATACAATGCTCCTAAAGAACCATTTTGTGGCGCATTGGCAGTAGCAATTAGGTTTTACTTTACAAGACCTAAATCTCACTTCAAAACAGGCAAGAATAGCCACGTAATGAAAGATACTGCACCACTATGGCACACAAGTAAACCTGATGTAGATAACATGGCTAAGTTCTTAATGGATTCTTTAAACAAGATTTATTGGAAAGACGATAGCTATATTGCAGACTGCTGGATTACCAAACAATACGATGATAAGCCAAGAACAGAAATTGACATAACACTATTGTAATGATTAAGAAAGTATGTGGGATATGCAACAATCCAAACAAGCCTATTTGGAAGGCTAAGACAAGAGATAATCCTTGTATGTGTAAAGATTGCTATGCAGTAGAGAAACCCTTGCAGAAGCTACCAATTAAAGCGAGAGAGCCTATTAAGAAGACTTCTGATAAACAAGCAAAGATAAATAGGGCTTATACAGATATGAGAGTTCAGTATTTGAAGATGATACATCATTGTCAAGTATCTTCTACTGAATGCACCCACGTAGCTACGCAGATACATCACAGAGCAGGAAGGATAGGCAACAACATGCTTGATACAACAACATGGCTATCAGTATGCCATACATGCCATGAATTAATAGAGAGAAACCCAGCATGGGCTTATGAAAAAGGATATTCAATTAAACGATTAAACAAATAAAAAATGAGAAACATGGAAACATTGATAGAAAAACTTGAACCTGAAGTTAAGTACAAGCTTGATAGAATCGAAGAGTTGTACCCAAATACTGTTGATAGTATTATCAGGGAGCTTGAAAAATGCCATCACTGGGCAGACCTAAGCTACAACTGTATAATGGACTTAGTCTGTTATTTAGAATTAAAAGACCACGAGCCTATGACTATCAAGGATTTATTTATCGAAGAAAAACAATAACTAACAAATAATTTAATTACATAAACTAAAAACAAATGGAAATCAGAGGAACAGTAATCGCAATAGGCGAAACACAACAAGTAACAGAGAAATTTAAAAAGCGCGAATTGATTGTAGAGTATGCAGAGAACCCAACATACCCTGAACAGGTTAAGTTTGAAGCAAACCAAGCAGGATGCGATAAGCTTGATGAACTACGTGCAGGAGATGACATTACAGTACATTTCAACTTACGAGGAAGAGCATGGAAAGATAAGGCTGGCGTTAATCAGTATTTTAATACCTTAAACGTATGGAAGTTTGACTTGCATCAGACAGGTGCAGAAGCGAAAGGAGAAGTGAAAATTTCAGGTAATGACGATTCTCAAGATTTACCATTTTAATCTAAGCCATGAATCCATACATAGCAGTAGGGTTAAACCCTATAAAATTAAGGGAATGGATAATAAAGTCTAAGTACATCAATGTAGTTCACAAACAGCACAGTATTGTAGCGGCTGTTTGTGAATACTACAAAGTTGAGTATTATGATTTAACTACCAAATCGAGAAAGAGGGAATTTACAGAGCCAAGAATGATAATAATATGGTTGCTAAGAAAATACACTAATTTAAGTTTAAAGACTATTGGTGCAATGTTTGGCAATCGTGACCATTCTACTATAATATATTCTGCTGAAGCAATAAAAAACTTAATTGATACTGATTTTAAGTTTTTACAAAAAGTAAGGCGAATTGAAAGGACTATTTAGTCACACATTTATAGCACCGAGAAATACAATATTCAACTATTGATTTTCTCGGTGTTTTTGGTATAGGATAACTATCCCTGCAATAATGCAAAGAACCATTCCTACAAGTACCATTTGCCAATTTTCCATCTTATAAGATTTTACCGTTAATAATTCTAAAGTTCTTTACGCTATAATTTCTATCTGTATTTACTTTAATATGAGCAAATCCATGAGCATAATTATTAGCAAACGGAGAGTAATCAGGCGATAACTCACACAAGCACCCAGTACTCCAGCAGGTAGTTAATTCACCTGATAGATTGGTTTCGGTGTGTTCGCTAATCTTATGTACATGGCCACAAATAGTTGATTCTTTAGCCTTCATAAACAAACCCCTTGCAGAATTTACAGGAGCAATGAACCCCCTAAAGAACAAATGACCATGATGGATGTTTAATTTACCTGCCTTAACAATGGTCTTATCATTAATCAGATGTATTCTTTGTTCATTTAGTCTTAACCTTTCCTCTAACTTGTAATAAGGGTCATCAAATACTTCAGGTGCTTTAGCCATCAGCCAATGCTCGTATCTAACATCGTGATTACCTTTAACCCAATATATCTGTGCATTAGGGAATGTATCTCTTAGAATGACTAAGAATGCTTTTGTGCTATCAAACTCAAACTTAGCCGACCTTTTACGTGGGTCTTTCTCAAATCGTGACATCTGATAAAAATCCATCAAATCACCATTTATGATAATCGTATTTACATTATTTTCCTTGCCATAATCTAAGGCGGCAGTAATCGCCTGAATATTGTGATAAGGAATATGTAAATCAGAGATTAGCAGAATGTTATTATCAGCTACAGGCAAAATATAAGGCTCTCTTATCTTTTCTTCTGAATCAGGTAGTTTATAAGGATTGTAGTTAAAGGTTTTTTCGACATATAAAGATTTATCATTATACTCTCCATGCCAAATACTTGCAGGTTTTTTGCCTTTTATTGCCCTGATTGAACTTCTAACTGTCTCAATACCCTTCCAGACTAAAGGATGGTCAGCATATATCTTTTTTGCCATTGTCAAATCAGCATGATTAGGGAATCGTTTTAAATACTCCCTAATAATCTCATGCTTACGCATAAGGAAAATACTTGGTTTTAAACATAATTTAAATTTGTTTTGTTTTTACAATTTCCATTTAACATTCCTTTTAATGTAGAATATTTATAGCCTAAAATATTTGAAGCCTCTATTGCTGAATCGTAATATATACCTGTTTTAAAATCCAATATTATTTTAGCATTGGTTATGCCATTAACTTTTTTTAATCCTTTATTCCAAGCAATATTATTTTTAGATAGTTTAACTCTACTCATTTTTAATTTTGCATTTGGAGTATGTGGTATTCCAAGATTCCAAGGTTTTGAACCTAGCATTTTTTTTGATAGAGCTTTTTTCACATGTTCTAAACAAGGTATTCCTTTATTCCATGCTTTTAATCCTATTACTCCTTCACCTCCATCTGTCAAATTTGCTAAAATCCCAGTATTGTTGTTTTTTCTTCCATAAAGTTTTATAAACTCTTTTTCTTTCTCACATGCTTCTTCCCAAGTTAAATTATCTAATAATATTTCTATTTTATAATCAGATTTATTTACTATTTTATTCCATAAATTATTTCTATCTGTATTAATACATCTAGAATAATTATTAAGGCTACTAATTCCAATATAAAAAGGCTCATTTTTATCCAATCTAATATGCCTATAAACGTATGCCATAATTTAAGTTAAATCTGAATCAGTTTTGTATGGTATATAAACAGTTTTACCGTAAAGTTTTTTAGCAACTAGAATTTCATTTTTTAAATTCTTAGCATCGTATGATACATGAACCCAGCTTGCTTGACCATTTACAGGAAATTCAAATATTAATTGTTTGTATTTTAGGTTATCCTTAATAAAATAAAATATTTCATTATTGCTAACTGATGTTCCATCATTGTCAATATCTATGGCAAAACCAAAACAATGGTCAGATGTTTTACTAGCGCCTTTGGTAATAGCGTTCAACTCCTTACTTCTGTACCCTGATGATATACGGATAGGAACGCCAAAATGCTCCCTGATAGGCTCGAATATCTTTTCAGCCAATAGCATAAAGTTTGCTATATGTTCACCTGTTGGCATGTTACTAATGCCGTTACGTTTAGCAGAATCGCTACGTATAACCTCTGATAAATCTAAATGTGTAGATAGTTTCATTTCTTTTTAAGTATTTTATCTGCGCTAGTCAATGAAAGGCAACCAAATGCCAACAAAGCTACTGATTCCACAAGTATAGTTGATGGTGCAGTATGCTCCTCGCTGAATGAGTTATGATACATAGTCACACATAAGGCTATAACACAAAGTAATCCGCATAAACGCTTCATGCTATAATGACCATTTTCATCACAAAAAAACTGTTTCATAATGTATCCTTTTTACTTTTGCCCCAGAAGTTTTTCTTCTCTGTAACAAAAACAGTATCTCTTATAGTCTGCACTTGTATCTCAACTCTAGCGTTTGCTTTTGCTTTAGATACCTGAGTAACTAATTCTGCTATTTGCTTTTTGTCTTGAATAATAGTTTGCACAGTTTTATTAATTATTTTAGCCTCTTTTTTTGTAGCCTCAACAATACTGCTATCCATTACCTTTTGGCTTTGCTCTATTTTTAATAATAAAGTATCGTATTTATTTACCTGCTCAACTTCAGCCGTAGAACATGAAGATAAAAGCAGTATGAATGCTAAATATCTCATTTTATCTTTTGTATTTTACCTAATGATTCTAATGTGCTTAACTTTGCAGATGCTCCACTCATTGCGCTCTCGCACTTAATTAGTGACTGTCCCATAGCATCCATCTTAGCTTCTAGCTTTTCAATCTTAGCACTCTGAGCCTCTAATTGACTATTAAAGTTACCTCTAATGTCAATGTATAGAACGCTAATGCCAATGATGACTAAAAACATTGTACCTACTACAGGATTTTTACTAAAATCTTTAAATGATACAGGTAATGGATTTGTTAAATTTTGTTTGATTGCCATATTTATAATTTTAATGAATAACCAATTGAATATCCAGACATTCCATAACCAACGCTAAATAAGCCCCTCTGCCGAGTTTTAAATGATAGGCTAATGTTGTGTTCCACTCTGCTCATATCTTGCCTTATATCGCTTTTAAATCCTATGTATAAAGCTGATTTAGGTTTGGCTTGTATGTTGTTTGTAATTGTTATGGTTTTTTCTTGGATTTTGGCTTGGAATGACCTGCCGATGATTCTGTTTTGGCTGATGGTATCTCGGATGACAAAGAGGTTGCTATCTTGTCTGATGCTATCAGTAAACTCTTTAGCCTGGTTATAATCTTTAACAATGTAGGTAGTATCATAATTTTGCTTATAAATAGTGTCTAAAATCTTGTAAGGTATTTTATCGCCTTTTGTAAACTTGGTAAATTCTTTAGTGACTATAACTGTATCAACTGTAGTTGTTGTAATGGTTTTATCTTTTCGTTTAAGAGAAAACAAAAAAACGGACATTAATATTAATAAAAATATCAGTCCGTTCTTAATCATCTAAATTTTTAGTTGCTCGGTAGTAATACCTAATCGCAAATAATCCACTGATAATGGCAACCAAAGAGGCTACTAAGGTAACTATCGGTTGAAAGTTTCCTATGCTAACTATGGCACTTGAAATGCTTAATATGGTTGCTAAATCGGCGTTATGGTTTGTCATCTTTTATTTGCGGTTGTAACTGTTTAATTAATTCTGCGGCTACTGATTTAACTTGAATGTGCGGACTTGTGCTTTGCTCTATTACTGCTAATACTGCCTCCCATTCTTGAACTGTTAACTCAACTTTTAATTTTTGTACTTCTGTTTGTACTTCTGGTTGTAATTCTTCTTTGGTTTTCATGTTTTTTTTTGGTTTATCAAATGTACTTGTTTTATTCTAAATTATTATCAGTCGGTATTATCGGCTCAGGCGTAACTTCTGCTATCGGCTCAACAACAGGAGCAACGTAATCACCTGTAATGATTAAATTAAGTTGAGTAGCTACCCAATCATAAGCATAATCATTTGTTTGCCACGCATCATAAACTTCGCCTGACATAGATAAATTACCTTGAGCAAGTTGTTGCAAACTATCGCTTAATAAAGAATAGTAAAATGATGCTGACGTGCTTAAATTATCATTAATGCAATAAGCGTTTAAAATTGTTGCTTCTTGAACTGTGCCTTTATCCCATATAGAGATTGGTGTGATTTGTTTCATTTAGTTATTTTTTAAAATGTCTATTTCTGCTTTTAACTCCTGAATTGCTTTAACTAATGTAGCAATTATAGGCATTTCTGTTAAGCCTATAAAGCTTCCACTTTCAACGTAAGCTTGTGGTATAAATTCTCTTACTTCTTGAGCAATAAAACCTAAATTTTTTGGTGTATTTTGCTCACTTTTCATTCTATACAAGGTAGGCTTTAATCCTAAAATTGCATTTAATCCTAATTTAGAATCTTCAAAATCTTTCTTTTTATTTACATCCGATGTAGCAGTGTAAATACCTGTTACTGTATTGACAAGTGCAACTATTCCTCCTGTACCTGTAATTTTCAAAGCACTTACTGAATCTGCACCTAATCCTCCTCTAAATGTTCCGTTAGCTAAAAATCTTATGGTTTCGTCACCAGATGTTGTATCATTAAATGTTGCTACTAATCCACTACCTTGTACCTGCAACTTAGCACCATTATCTGTAGTTGTTCCTATTAATACGTTACCACCTGATGTGATGGTCATTCGTTTTGTAGCAGAGCCACCAGGACAAAAATAAATGTTGTATGAGGTTTCTGCAAATATTGTTGCACCATAATCAGTTCCTGTACCTGCAATTAAATTATATGTATATAACCCACCTCTAAAAGTACCGTTATTTAATCCGTAAGATGTTGCAGCAACCGATGAACTAAACGTAGCTGCTCCTGTGGCTCTAAATGTACCATTAACATCTAGCTTGTAACCTGCGTCTGTGGTTGTTCCTATTAGTACGTTGCGACCACTTGTTAAAGTCATTACATTACCAACTCCAACTAAATCAAAATATAAATTATTAGCATATCCTGAAGCAGCACCATTACCTCCAACTCCTATTTGATAATTTTTTCCAGATGCTCCATTATTTATTAAATCAACAAATGTATAACCTGTCGTTGAATTTGTTGCTGCAACTAAACTTGAATTAGTTGTTGATGAAATTGTTAAACTTGTTTGAACCCTCCCAGTCCCATTAACATCTAGCTTGTAACCTGCGTTAGTAACTGTACTATTTGTTAAAAGTAAATTACCATCACTAAACAAGGTCATTGCTTGGGTAAAGGATATAGCGTTACCTGCTGTGCCTGAAGGAGCGGTTAGCCATTGATGTTGACCTGATTGCTGATTATATAAGGTTGCAAAATTACTTATCTTGTAAGATGCAGTTCCACCACTCCATGATATATTTGTACCATTAAGGTTTTGATTTGCTCCACTATAAATTGAAGCACCACCATTAGCCATTTCAAATAATGTATAACCACTTAATCCACCCGCACTCGGTGTAACTCCTAAGCCTAAATTGCCTGAAGCGTCATTAATTAAATTACTATTTCCTATTACGTTTGCACTTGTAAATTTAGGAATGTAGTTTGTTGTGCCTGAAATAGCAGATGTAATATCAGATGTCAAAGCTAAAGTACCTGTAGCTGATGGTAGCGTATAGGTGTACGTTCCGTTACCTAAATTACCTGCATTGTTTATCGTGAATTTTGTTCCTGCTGAATTACTAAAATTTGCTAAATTTCCAGAGCCGTTATTGGTTACATATAAAGTTGCAAATCCTGTTGCATTATTTAAAAAATATCCACCAATGCCATTACCAGCAGTACCATTAATACCCGCTCCACCAGTCCCAGTAGATTCACCATAAATTGCCGTACCTGTTGTAGCACTTGAATACACCCCAAAACCTGTTGTTGCAGTACCTCTCAAAGCCTTACCTGTTGTTGCTACACTACCAATAATATCACCACTTGTGCCTGTCATTGATAATCCAATACCATAAAGAGAACCTGTAAGCGTTTTATCACCTGCAAAGGTTTGAGTCCCTGTGGTTACAACACCTCTAGCAGTTGCACTTGCATCAGGTACGTTTAACGTAATTACAGGCGTTGTAGTGCCGTTTGCTACTGTTGATGACAAGTCAGTACCTGTAGTTCCTAAAGTTAAAGCAGCTACGCTTGTAACGCTTCCTGTGCCATAGGCAGTAGAATCAACCGAGCCATCAGCCTTTAAGAATTGACTTGAAGTTCCTCCTGATTTAATGAATGATGCGCCTGTAATATTACCACCACTTGTAATAGATGCTTTTACATTAGTTCCATTAAACCCAAAATTAAATACATTACTAGAATCAACATAAGTTTGCCAATATGCTGTATTAGCAGGGTTATAAATTATACTTAAAGCTCCAGAAGTAAGATTTAAAGTGCTATTTAAAATTACGGCATCTATAAATGTTTTTTGCCCTGCAAATGTTTGCGCTCCTGTGGTAATTAAACCTCTATTACTCGCACTCGCACTCGGAATATTAAAAGTATGCGTATCAACTGAACTTGAGATATTGAAATCAGTACCTGTACTTCCAACTGCAAAATACTGAGCCTGTTTCGTTAAGCCGTTAAGCGCCGTTAATCCATTTGAGAATGTTGTAACTATCTCTGATAAATGATTATCTTCTGTGTGCAAGGTAATTGTCCTGCCTGAATGGGTAACATAAACCCGAATAGCAAGTCTGTCTGTTATTGTTAAAACTGTTTCAGGAATACCAACCGAAGTATAATAAATATCTATTGCCGTACCGTTTGTGATGCCCTCTGGCGTAGTTGCGCTAGAACCTAATAACGTAAAAGTAGTGCCGTTATATTTGTAGACCTCTACGTAAAATGATGGAGTACCTCCGCTAGATGATGCCGAAAAATACATCTCTACGTTCCAATTACCTGCCGGTATTAGTAAAGATGCAGGGTCATTAGCATCTGTTATAAACTGAGCAATATATCCATCTGCACCGATAGTAAAATCAGTACCTGTGCCGATAACAGGTGTTTTGTTCATTTCATAATAGGCATTTCCACCTATTGTACCCTGACTAATCGAACCGTTAAGATAATAGGAAACAGACGAACCACCGCCTCCGCTTGTTGGGAAATCAGCCAAAGCTCCATCGCCTCTGATATACTGAGATGCTAAACCTGCTCCTGTTACTGCAATAGTTCCTGATGTTGTTACAGGGCTGTTTGCGATGCTGAAGGCAGCAGGCATTGTTAAACCGACTGAAGTAACTGTACCTACATTATATGTCCTATCTGCTGAAAGGTCTTGAGATGTGCCATTGATTGTTATTGTTCTTGTTGTTGGAACGCCACCTAAACCTGATAAGGTATAGGTAGGTACATTTAACGTATTAGATATGAAAGTTGAAGCACCGCTTGAACCTGTTGTGGTAAGGGTTATTGTATCCTGCTTACTGTTAAATGTAGTCCAATCAGCCGAACTCAATGCTCCACGATTTGTTGCACTCGCAGTAGGCACGTTTAATGTGATTACAGGAGTAGTGGTGCTATTAGCTACCGTAGAGCTTAAATCTGTTCCTGTTGTACCTAATGTAAGAGCAGACACGCTTGTAACTGTACCTACAAAGGCATCGGTATATTGAGGAATGTTAAGCGTGTTTGCTATTAAAGTCGCCGCTCCACTTGTTCCTGTAGTGGTAAGGGTAATAGTATCTTGCTTACCGTTTATCTGGTTTTGTACCTTACCAAAAGCTTGTAATATAGTATCGGTTGATGTAATAGTAGAGCCTGTAATTGATAGACCTGTTAGTACTTTGCCTATTACAGCAGAGTTTGTAAGCGTAATAGCAACAGAACCGGGTCCTGTTGCAGTAGCTTCTCCTGTAAGGGCTGTAATATAATTTCCTGTGGGCTGAAGTCCTGACAATGAAGTAGTTGTTCCATCGCCAAGCAGTATATCGTTAGATGTTGCTAAGTATTTTTTTACTTTAGTAGCAGTAAGGTCGCCAGTATGTATGAAAGTACTTGTGGAATCAATACCTGTTTCAATCTCAAAGTAATTTAATTTATATGGTACTG